AAAGAATTGTTATTCGTTTAGACAGGAACTGTTATGAAGGCATGGGTTAAGGCTGCGGCAATTCGCGCAATCAAGACGGCGGCTCAGACTGCCGTCGCACTCATCGGCACTAACGCTATTGGAATTACTACCGTTGACTGGGCGGCTGTTGCATCTGCTGCTGCCCTTGCTGCGGTTGTATCAGTGCTTACCTCTGTTGCAGGTATTCCAGAGGTCAAGGACGGCGTTAGTCCACTTTTGAAAGAAGGCGAGTAATGGCTGATTTCTCCGGAGAGATTACTGCCGACGTTTGGGCGCCAACGACCTCATACGATTCAGGGCGTGGAGGTCATCATGTTGAATATATTGCCATTCACCATGAAGCATCTGTCGGCTCTTCACCGTACAGTATTGCCGCGATGTGGTCAGCAAAGGGTAACGTCAGCGCTCATTATTCCGTTGATGGCGACGGCGTAGTTGCTCAGCACGTTTACGAGAGTGATACGGCATACGCGGTAGGTCGTTGGGTAGAAAACCAGCGCAGTATTTCTATTGAGCACGCCAACAACTCAAGTAATCCATGGACTGTCTCAGAAGCAACCTTGGAGAGCGGCGCACATCTTACAGCAGCACTACTTGTTAAATACGGACTCGGCTATCCAGAGTGGGGCGGTAACGTCCGCCCTCACAAACAAATTGTGGCCACTGCTTGCCCTGGCGAGCTTGCTGGAAGTCAGAACGCTCATTTCATGGAGCGCGTTTGCTATTGGTACGAGGTTATGACCGGAACACGTTCAACCTCTGAAGCCGGCTGGCACACCAACGGCAAAGGATCGTGGTGGTACCAGACAGGCGAGAGCGCAAGTGAGTATGCGGTCGGTTGGTATCGAGTCGGTGATAAGTGGTACTACTTCAATGAATCCGGTTGGATGCTCACAGGCTGGGTGTGTGCTGCTTGGCAGGACAGCGAAAAGCTGTGGTGGTATATGGACGACTCCGGCGCCCTGGTTGCCGATAAATGGATTGAGTATAAAGGCGGCTGGTATCTTCTCGCGCCAGATGGTCATATGCTCACCGGCAAGATTGAGCGCGACGGTAAGGCGTACTATCTCGACAGCACGGGTCGCATGGTCACAGGTTGGTACCACGATAACGGAGACGGTCGCGATATTTGGTACTACTTTGCCGAAGATGGCGCGATGGTTGCCGATTGTGTCTATGAGGTCGGAGCTGGAAAGCTTTGCGCCTTTGATGCAGACGGTCATAGGATTACGGGAACCGTCACCGTGAAGGTTGACGAGTCAGGATATTTGTCCGGCCTAGCATAAAACAAGCACAATAACCCCCTCCAATGTGTGAGGGGGTTTTTATATATGGAGTCATTGTGAAGTGTGCTTTTGCCACTAATTTTTTTGCGTTTACTATTCACAAGTATGAACATTTATGCTAATATTAAGTTATGGAAGGGAAACTGAACCCTCCAAGGATTGCCTGGAAATGGCAGGAAGGTAAAGAAGGTTAAACATGGCAGAACAGAAGAACGTAAGGCAGGTATTGGCGGAGGTGCAGCGCGAGCTGAACGTTCCAAAAGACCAGTACAACAGTTTTGGAAAGTACAAGTTCCGCAATCTTGAAAGTATCAACCTTGCATTAAAGCCGCTATGTGAGAAATACGAGTGCGGCTATTACCTCACCGACGACATCGTTTTTATTGAGGGCAGGTTCTACCTCAAAGCTACTGCGACATTTTATGCCTTCGGATGCGATGGGGAGGTGTCTGTGACTTCATGGGCGCGTGAAGCAGATGAAAAGAAGGGCATGGATGAAGCTCAAGTAACTGGATTGTCGTCAAGTTACGCCCGTAAGTACGCAATGTGCGGACTGTTTGCTGTCGATTCCGGCGAGGAGGTCGATGGTATGGACAATCGAGGCTCTGAAAGCCGTTCTAAGGCTCAAACATCACGCGGTAGCACAACAACGCAGAGAGGGTCACAATCGTCCCGTAAACCGGCACCACAGAAGCCAGCAGCGGCATCAGGCGACGACTTTCTCATTAACCTGACAAAGTTTGCTGAGATGAAAAGTAAACCGGTCGATGACGTCATCGCTGCGCTGAATAAAACAAAGGCGATGCAAGCACTCGGAGTCGTCGAGGGAACATTGGAATACAGCGAGGAGCAGACGGCTTGTGCCGCCAATATCCTTGCAAATTGGATTGCGAAGAGCTAAGGAGAAAAGAACATGGACGGATTGAACAGCGTAACTATTGGCGGCAATCTCACGCGTGACGCGGAGCTTCGATACACACAGGCAGGAACCGCCGTGCTATCGTTTACGGTCGCTGTCAATGAAAGCCGCAAGAAGGACGATAAGTGGGAGGATTATCCAAACTTCATCGACTGCACAATGTTTGGCAATCGTGCAGGGTCGGTGAGCGACTACCTGCGGAAGGGAGTTTATGCCGCAATCACCGGCAAGCTCCACCAGAACCGCTGGGAGAAGGATGGTCAAAGCCGCTCAAAAATCGAAGTTACCGTCGATAATATCCACTTTGAGAGCAAGGGTGCGAGTGGCACCACGAACGGTGAGACTAGCTATTCAGCAAACGGCGCGATGAATGGCGATGGTATTTATGACGAGGATATTCCATTTTAGGAAAAGAATAGTTAGGAGAAGAAAATGCAGGACATGCTAGTACGTGCGGAGTTTGTTGCGATGAACGTTAAGACCGGCAATACCGTTATGCAGTTCGAGCTAGATCCGGAAGACATTTCGATGATGCCAGAGCTTGCGAAAGCTGTCGGCGAGGTGGTAGCTCTCGGGGTTCATCGCGGTCAGGCTGAGCTTCCTCTTAGCGACGTAGTTGCGAAGGTTCGCGGAACGAGTGTCGTAGACCGTGAGACTGGCGAGGTTTTGGCTACAGCATATTAGCGACTTAGGCAGGCGTAAAAACCTGCCTTTTTTCTGCATTTACTATTCACACACGTAAACACTTATGCTATAATTAAGACATGGAAAAGAAAAGGACTTTTCCAAGGATTGCCCGGAAGGGCGGAAAGGCAGGACAAAATGGAGCGCAACGACATGGTTATGGGAGTTCTTGAAGTCTATGACCGCATCAATGTGCTAGAAGCCGAGAACGCGAAACTCAAGGCTGGCATGGTGAGTGAGATTACTGCTCCGGAAGGTGATGACCCACTGGCAGGAATTAAAGCGCGAATCTTGCAATTTGGCCGCGAGAAGATTGTTGAGGACTCTCTCGATTACTGGCGCAGAGTGAGCGTATCCCGCGACGACGACGGGCAGCTTAAGGTCATGAGCTACGAGAGCTGGCTCAAGAATAAGCTAACGAAGGTGCCTGAGTTTATGAGCGTTGTACAGCTCAAGGAGATTTGCAAGGCGGAACTCAAGGCAGAGTACGAGAAAAAGAAGAAGGAAGCTCTGCATTTAACAATAAAGCAATGGACCAACTAGAAGGTATGGTTGGAACTTTACGTGTTGCAGCAGGGCGCCTCTCCAACACAAAAACCCATTTGGGGTGGTGGCGGGGCATCCACAAGCCTACCAACCACGCGGAGGAAAAGCGTACGAAAGGCTAATAGCCGACGAGTATCGAAGGCAATGCGGCAGAATGCACGAAGGAGCATTGGCAGTTGTTATTCATACGTTCCGGGCATTGCCAAAGGGAACACCGAAGCGAGTAGTAAGTGAGCCTGACACCGTTAAACCAGACGCCGACAACATTGCTAAAAGCGTTCTTGATGCTCTAAATGGTGTGGCATGGCGCGACGACACACAGGTTGTGCATTTGCAAGTGAGAAAGAATCCGAGGACGCGATGCGAGGAGCGTATCGAAGTCGAAATAGTGGAGGTAACTGAATGATTATTACTAATGAACTGAATCTGCCAGCGCCATTCGTGGATGCTGCAACATCAGACTACAAGTACACGCCGAAACGCTACAGCGTGACATCTGTACTAAAAGGCGTCCGTGAAGCAATTTTGCAGCGTAGACATGATGACGAAATCGAACAGGATGCGTCCGACATGGTTTGGGCGATTTTCGGAAGTGCTGTCCACAGCATCCTGGAGAACTCGCAGGAGACCGCCGAGCAGCTCAAGGAGAACTGGTTCAGCGTTGATATGGGCGACGGCTATGAATTGTCCGGTATCTTTGACCTGTATGACGACGCGACCGGAACCGTTACAGACTACAAGACCGCAACTGCGTGGAAGGTTGTCTTTGGTGAGTTCGACGATTGGAAGCGCCAGACGCTATGTTACGTGTGGATGCTACGCGCAATCGGGTTCGACGCCAAGCGCGGTGAAATCGTCGCGATGTTGAAAGACCACTCAAAGACCAAAGCGAAGGCAGACCACACGTACCCGCAGCATCCTGTGTACCGCATTGGCTGGGACTTTAGCGAGCAGGAAATTGCGGAGTGTGGCGAGTGGCTACGTGGACGATTCGAGGAAATCAAACGTGCCGAGGCTCTGCCAGATGACGAGCTGCCTATGTGTACCGAGGAGGAGCGTTGGCACAAGGCTGACAAGTGGGCGGTCATGAAGGAAGGCCGTAAGACCGCCGTCAAGCTGTACGACTCAGAGGAGGAAGCTCAGGAACGCGTTGAGGAAGAAGGAGACAAGTTCTATGTCGAGCACCGTCCAGGCGATGATCCAAAATGTCGTGATTATTGCTCAGCTTGTGCATTTTGTTCACACTATAAGGAGTTGATTAACAATGTTGACTAAACAAGAGCGCGAGGAAATCGCTAAAAGGTGCAATCAGGGAATATACCCAAATGAATATGGTATCTATGCCAGCATATATGAGAGGTTAATAGGTGAGACCGTACCCCGTGACACCAGTGCAGCGGAAGACTTTATAACCATACTAAATCGTATTAAAGACCTATGCGACACGTCTAGTATGATTTCATTACCGCTGGACAGAGATGGCAAAATCATTCATATCGGTGATATTGTGTACGATGAAAATCATATAAAGTACCGTGTTGATGGATACGTAATGCATAGTGCTTGTAAAAGTATTGTTAGATTGCTCAACTCAAGGTCAGTGCTAACGAATAGGCTTGCAAGTAGCCTACATCACAAGGAGACTGCGACGGCTAAATCACTAGCTAAACAGATTAAAGACATCTTAAACGATGAGGGCGAGGTGACGTTAAGCGATTTACTCAAGCTAGGAGATATCGCCGAGCAACTTGAAACCCTAGGCGATGGGAATGAATAACCATTGTTGAAGGTGCTAAAATAACCCTATCGGATGGTAACGGCATCTGGTAGAATGAATGTTGTGAAGAACCCCGCAGGGTAGGAGCCGTTACCTCCGCCCAGCGGGGTCTTTCTTTTTTTGGAGGTAGCTATGATTAACGCTTTTGACGCTGAAGTTGCGAAGTTGGTTGGAGTAAATGCTGCCGTTTTGTTCAAAAATATCTGCTACTGGGTAGAGAAGAATGCTACGAATGGCAAAAACGAGCATGATGGGCATTATTGGACGTACAACTCAATGAAGGCGTACGCGGAGCAGTTTCCATATCTCACAGAGAGACAGATACGTACGGCGCTGAATAAACTAGAGTCTGAAGGTCTTGTGATGACCGGAAATTTTAACGATGCAGCGTACGACAGAACAAAGTGGTATACGGTCACCGCGAAGGGTGCGTCCATTTGCGAAATCGGTCAAATCCATTTGACTTTTTTGTCAAATGGAAATGACTGCAAAGTCGAACCTATACCAAATGACTACCAAATGACTACCAAAGAAGAACCCCCTATAACCCCCCACGATGACACGAGCGCAAAGGTGGAGGAAGTTGTGGCTTATCTCAATGACCTTACGGGGAAGAGCTTCAAGCCGAAGGCTGATGCGACACGAAAAGCGATAGGCGCACGACTCAATGAGGGGTATACCGTGGATGACTGTAGGCGGGTAATTGACGCAAAAGTGGCGGATTGGGGCAGAGATCCGAAGATGAAGAAATTTCTAAGACCCGAGACGCTGTTCAGAGCTTCGAAGTTTGAAGGTTACCTGCAAGAAGCGCCGGTTATCGACATGGCCGACTGTCCGTTTTAGGAGTGAGGTATGGATTTCATCAGAGAAATTGCTAGGAAGGCTTGGGATGGGTGCCCGGTAGTGGACGGTATACCAACATGTCCAGACTGCCATACACCGAGGGCAGTCATGGTTAATGGAAAGCTCATGCCTTGCATGTGTAAGTGCCAGGAGGAGGCTCAGGACGAGGAGCGTCTAAAGGAGCAAGTGAGAGAGCGCAAGGCTCGAACTGAAAGGCTTCTCAGTACAGCGTTTACCGCGAGTGAAATGAGAGGGTACACTTTCGAGTCCGACGATGGCAAGTACGGACAGGCACAAATGGATGTGTGTCGAAGATACGCAAAGAGATGCGTAGAAGGCGTCGATTATGGACTTCTCATGTTCGGGGCGCCAGATGGTGGAAAGACGTTCGCGAGTTGTTGCATTGCCAATGCGATGATAGCGGAGGGTAAGAAGGTCGTTATGCGCTCCGTGCCGCAGCTCATCATTGCCAGAAACCTCAAAGGCGAGGAGCAATTAAGAAATCTTCTGTCATGTGACTTGCTAATTCTGGACGACCTCGGGGCGGAGAGAAGTACGTCGTATGCTCAGGAATTTGTCTACGCGGTTGTGGATGGACGATATCAACAGCGTAAGCCGATGGTCGTGAGTACGAATCTTACTAGGCAGGAGCTTTACAAGACACCCGACATCACAGCGCAGCGTACGTATAACCGCATTCTTGAGGTGTGCCTACCGCTTGAGTTTGACACCGGTAGGAAGCGTGCGACTGCTGAGAAATATGAAGAAATGAAAAAAGACCTTGGCCTTGGATAATGTTTGCAAGCGTGAACGGATGCGTTATAATGTTCACGTCGGTAAATAATCAAGGCAGGAAAGACGAAGGAGGAATGAATGAACACCGAAGCACTGAAGGCTACACTCGCAGAGCGTGATATGTCACAGAACGAACTTGCCCGTCAGGTTGGTTGCTCGTACGGTCAAATGAGTAATATCGTCAATGGCCGCCGTGAGCCTCGAACTGATATGTTTAAGCGAATCTGCGAGGTGTTGAAACTGAAGCCGCAAAAGCTCCTGTAGGACGATTTCTAAGGCATTTTAAGGAGCTTTAATATGGCTAATACAGTAACTATTCAAAAAAGCGGCGAAAGTACCGCAAAACTGGCTACAGGAGGTTATAGGCATATGGGAGAGTTCGATATGGGTTTCAAGGCGACGTCGGCGCCAATGTCACAGACCGAGAGGTACGCGCTTCTCGTGGAGTCGTTCGAAGAGAGCGTCGAGAAGTGCATATCAAAAGAGTGCGAGACGCTCCAGGAAGCAAAGCGAGTGCAGAACGGACTGAGCAAGGTTATCAAGGCGTCCGAAGGAAAGTCCGCTGTGAGGCGTGAGGGTACGACCGTATACCTGATCCGCCGTGGCTAAGGTAACGACGCTGGCACTTGAGCTTCAACCAATGATGGGCAAGCCGTCAATCAAGATGCACCGCTGCGCAATCTGCGGCCAGACGTGGCCGCTCAATCAACACCACATTGTGCGCAGGGGCGCCGGAAAAATGTACGATGGTCACGGGTTGGAGCTTGAAAAGCCAACAATCACACTGTGCGGCTCAGGCAATGCTTCCGGGTGTCACGGTCTCGCGCACCAAAACCGCCTACATTTTCGCTGGGTCGAGAGCAGACAGCCATCCGATGAGTTTGGCCTGAGAACGATTCGTTCAGGGCATTGGGAGTACATTCTCTGTGACGAGCCGACTAAATATTCTAAGGCGCTCAGGATGCGCGGATGGAAGCGCGTAAAGTAAATATGAAGTAACTGTGGACGAGTAAAAACCGTCCACTTTTTTGAGTAAACTATTCACAAGTATGAACATTTGTGTTATGATTACATCATCAAATAAAAACAACCAACCTAAATGGAAGGCAGGACAAAATGAACGACAAGAAGGCAGCAAAGCTCTACGAGGCAATGGTAAACGCGGCATATGCCTACAAGTTTGAGGGAGGTTCAAAGGAGCTTGCAAGCAAGGCGGCTTCTGAGTATGCGGAGTACAAGGGTATCAGCTACGAGCATGCTTGCAGCCTCGCAGTTGAGTGCTTCTAATTAGCGGCAACCGAAAGGCAGGAACCATGGAAACAAAGAACTACAGAACCAAGGACGAAATGGCCGACTATTTCGCAAAGCTCGCAGACGCTTTTGCAACCGAAGCAGCAATGACTGAGGACGTTGAAGAAGCAGCTTTCCTCCGTGGTAAGGCAGAAGCATACGAACTGGCAGCATTTGAAGTCTCACACAATATGTAGTTTCAAAGCCTAAGGCGCCGGGGCAAATCGGCGCCACCTCAACTATCGAAAGGCAGGAAGAAAAATGGCAACGTTTTACGGTCAAGTAAAGGGAAACAGAGAGACCACAGTAGCAAGGCAAGGCTCAAGGAAGTCCGGAATAATGGCATCCGTTCAGAGCTATGCGGGTTCGTTCAGTATCGAAATGCGAGGAGATGGCAGTAAAAATATCGTCGCAATCTACGCAGGAGAAGGCTCAAAGCTTGGTGGAAAGAAGATATTTGAAGGAACAATGGACGAGTTTTGCAAAGCACTGTGTGGGTCTGATTTCGAGGAGGTTGCTGAGTAATGAGTACAAGATGCGCACTAATCGTAAACGAGAAGAACCGTTGGGAGTATGGCGAGCCACTTGAGGAGGTGTTCCGACTCTATCGTCACTGCGACGGATACCCTGAGGGAATGGGGCAAGACCTCAAGACAATCTGCGCGAGATACCAGAAGGACAGTGAGCGTAAGAGCTGGTCGCAGTACCTCTTGGAGAAGTTGTCGGCGCTCTGCACGTACGAGATGGAGCCACCGAGCGCAGTCCATGGCGATTTGGAGTTCCTGTACTGCATTAACGTGGATGCTTGTGAGATGACCGTGAGTTGCTATGTGATTGGCTGGGACGAAGAGTACGCCGAGGCGATGCATCGAGACCCTGTATTTCAGGAGACCTTCGGCGACAACGAGAGGCCGGTGTTCCGATGATTGACGTCGAAGACTACACGCAAAGTGTGGGGAGCGTTATGAACGCGGAGAAGCGATATCGCTACCCACTGGATCCGGGCGCTGTGCGCGAATTATGGATGATGTGGAAGCAGCGAAATCCGGAAGCGATGGAGTATATCGAACATCAAGCCAGGAGCGTCAGTTGGACTTCAGGCAGGGTGTCGGCGAAATATCTTGTCGAAAAATTGCGATATGAGAGTGGAATCAAACTAAACGCTGTCCCGTTCGTGGATGAAGACGGCAACGAGCGGAGGTATGGCATCAGCAATACGCTAACCCATTTCATTGGTGTGTGGCTCAAAGAGCGCCATCCGGAGCTGAAAATCGAAGTGAAAAAAAGCAGGTTTGACAGGAAAGGCAGGTAGAGTCAATGGAAGCAACTATAGAAATTAAGCGATATTTTGATGATGAGGATATTAAGGATATTGTCGAGGACGAGATACGTGGGTATGTCCGTGGGATGGTTAGAGAATATTTCGATTTTAACAACTACCGCGATTTTGTGGCAAAAGTAGCAAGTGACGTGTTCAAAGACTGTATGAACGAGCTTGACGGTGATATGATTCATGATATTCAAGAGAAAGTACGTGAATCTATTAAGGATATTAGCGTCTATAACATTATTGGCACCAATTACAGTTGGCGGAAGGGTATAGAAGAAAAAACAGAGGCGCAGAAAATTATTGACGAGGAAGCTGAGAAGCTGCGCGGCAATGTATCGGGGATAATACTCAATGCTGTTAAAACAGCGGTTAACGGTAATGTCGCTGAGATTATTTCTGACGCAATCTATGACATTTTGAGCAAGAACGACGAGTAACTATGAAGAACAAATGAAGAAAAGTGAAAATTCCTGCTTTTTTCTGATTTAACTATTCACATATGTAAACACTCATGTTATAATAAAGACATGGAAAACAAACAAACCCAAATGAAAGGCAGGAAAAAATGAACGCAAAGGAAATCATTAAGGAAATGGCCAACGAAACAACCTCGAAAATCAAGGTGAGCGAACTTTGCAATGAAATCTACTGGAAGCTCGCATCAATGGATATCAAGTGCGCAATCGTCAACGATAGGGCAATCGAAGTTGATGGCGATACAATCTGGTTCCAGCGCAACAACAAAGAAAACTGCTGGAAGTCGTTTGAGGTCATCGACTGCGAATACGTATACATCTAAGGATAAATGAGGTTAGGAAGCTGAGATGGTAGCAAAACAAATTCGTGAGGAAATCGTTAACAGGCTTAAGAATTGCGACGAAGTGAATTATGTAAGTCTTTATAGAGGTTTATTCGGCAGACCAATTTCAGACAATGCTTCAACTGAGGAATATCGTAACGAAATTCTCGCCCGTATTATTGACCTTTGTGATGTATCTGAAAAGGAAGAATAGTGACAATGAAAACACTGATTAAATTCACGCTTGCGGCACTTGTACTTGCTTGTATTGTCGTGATTGCGACAGGAGGAGACCCTACGGCATCCATTATTGCGTATGACGTTCTTGTATTTACCGCACTAGTTCTTGTGTTTTATCTGCTATACAGCGACGATGTGTCATTTTTAATCGAAAGGGGCAACGATGTTGACTAAAGAAGAGCGTGAGGGTATCGCTAAGAGGCTGAACTACTGTGGCGATACAGACTATTACAGCTTTTATAGAGCCGTGACAGGACACAATACGACTACAAAAATTACGCTTGATGAAGATGTTGACGAACTTA